ACCTGATTATGTTGTGGGATTGACACGAGGTGGTTTAATACCTGCTGTCATGATCAGTCAATATTTGGGTGTTCCTATGCATACCTTAAATGTCAGTCTTAGAGACAGTGGATCTGGACCAGAGAGTAATTTATGGATGGCCGAGGAAGCTTTTGGATATGTACCAGAAGATGAAAGAAACGGTAGTGATACCAAAGTTGATCCAGCATACAGAAAAAAAATCTTAATTGTAGATGACATTAACGACACTGGTGCCACACTAGAATGGATCAAGCAAGATTGGGCCAGTGGATGTTTGCCAAATCATAGTGCGTGGGATTCAGTTTGGAACAAAACCACACGCTTTGCAACATTGGTCAACAATGATGCAAGTGGTTTTAAAAATATTGACTTTGCTGGCGCTCATATAAACAAACATGAAAATCCTTGTTGGGTTGTGTTTCCATGGGAACATTGGTGGGAGCAATGATTGCATTGCCACCAGAATTTATAATTACTAATAAAATGGAAGAGTTTGCTGAACAAGAAACTATTAAATTTTTAAACAATCAAAAATCTAATTTTAAACGATCACTAGTGAAAAGATTTTAAGAATAAATATCAACATGTGGACTCTAATTATTATGCTACACGCTGTTTCACCAAACGTTCCACCGTCAAAGGGATCAATTAGTTTTCCTACACAAAATATTGAGGAATGTCAAAAAGCCAGAGATCACGTAATAAAAGCATGGGCGTCTGACCGATACCGTGTTACAGCAAACTGTATTCCTTACAAATAAACAATATAAATATCATTCTACACAGCGGCCTTTCTGGCATTCATCCCGCTTTACAAATTCTGCAAGCCTATGCTAAAATTTAACATAGGAGAATCAAATTGGCAAAATTCTACTCAACAAAAACTTACGGCAACGACAGAGGACTTTCATGCTGTTTTAGACAATGGCGTGCTACACATAGCCATTGTTCCACACTACACGGTTATTCAATTGGTATTAAACTTGTATTTGAATGTGATACACTAGATGACAAGAACTGGTGCATGGATTTTGGCGGGCTAAAAGAATTCAAAGCATGGGCAGACTACATGTTTGATCATACTTTGGTAGTTGCCGAAGATGATCCCATGCTATCATTCTTTCAAGAAATGAATCGTGTTGTAGATATTGGATCGGCAAATCCAAACAGCGAAGTTCCATATGAACGAGGCGCTTTATGTGATTTGCGTATTGTACCGGGTGTGGGCTGTGAAATGTTTGCCAAGTTGTGTTACGACAAAATGGCAGAACTGATTGCATCAGGTGCTATGCGTTATCCACTCAATCCCACTGTGCGAGTAAAGTCAGTTGAAGTATTCGAACACGGTGCCAACTCAGCCACATACGAAGGATAATAATGAGTAAAATTAAAGTAGCAGAACTGTTTTATAGTATACAAGGAGAAGGACGCTACATGGGTGTACCAAGTGTGTTCTTGCGTACATTTGGATGTAACTTTAAATGTGCAGGCTTTGGTATGCCGCGTGGTGAGATCAGTATTGAGGCAGATGATGTTGCATACACACATGCAAACATCGAATCCTTTATGAAATATGAAGAACTTCCGTTAGTTAAAACAGGCTGTGATAGTTATGCCAGCTGGCATCCGGCATTTAAAGACCTTAGTCCTGTTTTAACTAGTGATTCTATTGCGGAACGTATTATGGAGATACTGCCGCATGGCAAGTGGCGGGACGAACATTTGGTTATTACTGGTGGAGAACCATTGCTGGGCTGGCAGCGTAGTTATGAGGACTTGCTTAATCATCCAAGAATGCGTAAGCTCAAAGAAATCACTTTTGAAACAAATGGCACTCAAGAACTGACCAAAGAGTTCAAACAATATCTAGACGAGTGGACCGCTGCGTCTCAAGGTAGAGAAATTACTTTTAGTGTTAGTGCTAAATTACCTGCCAGTGGCGAACAGTGGGAAGATGCCATCAAGCCCAATATTGTATGTGATTATGCAACTGTTGGGCACACCTATCTTAAATTTGTAGTTGCCACAGAAGCAGATGTAGCTGATGCGTTAAAAGCAACAGAGCAATATCGCAATGCGGGCTTTAAAGGATCAGTATATCTAATGCCAGTGGGTGGTGTAGAAAGTGTTTACACATTAAACAATCGACGTGTAGCAGATTTAGCAATGAAACACGGACTGCGATACAGTGATAGATTACAAGTGCCGTTATTTAAAAATGAATGGGGAACCTAATGTTTGATTGGCTAAAAAAGAAACCAGAAGTAAAAGCAGAACCAAAGTCTGAACCTAAAACTAAAAAGAAGTCGGCCAAGGAATTGGCAACTGAGGCCGGAGAACCTTATATTAGTGTCATAAGTGTTGATCTGGATCCCGACGATGTTGGTAATGGTGCATTTGAATTAGACTGGAACGAAGTATTTGTTGCTAGACTAGTCAAAGCTGGTTTTATGCAGAAAAAAGACGACAGCGATGCTGAAATAGTTGATCGATGGTTCCAAAGTATCTGTAGAAATATTCTTAACGAAAACTTTGAGCAATGGGAAGCCAATCAACCAATTGATACTAGGCCGCGGAGAGTTGACCGTAATGATATTGGAAATGGCAGATCTGAAATATCGTGATACTATATGTAAACGGCGATAGTCATAGTGCCGGTGCAGAAGCAGTTGTTCCATATTGTTTCGCACAAGATGACTATCTTTATCGAGGGTTAGGAAGAAGGCCTCATCCAGAAAACGAACGTGCCAGTTATGGTTGTTTAATTGCCAATCAGTTGAATGCTATTTTACACTGCGATGCTGAATCGGCTAGTAGCAATTCTAGAATAATAAGAACAACTAGAGAATATCTTGCTAACGAGGGCACACCAGATGCAATCATAATTGGTTGGTCAACTTGGGAACGAGAAGAATGGTTGTATGATAATGTATTTTGGCAAGTTAATGCCGGCGGACTCAGCAACGATTGGCCTGAAGAAATAAAAGAACGTTATAAAAAATATATTGTTAGTATAAATTGGAATCATTATGAACAAAAAGCACACGAAGAGATTTTTGCTTTTCATAACGAGCTCCAAAATCTTAATATAAAACACTTGTTTTTTAACTGTTATAGCGATTTTGTTAATCAACCAATGGTTGATTGGAATAACTGTTATGTAGAACCATATGATCCTGATATGACCTATTGGCAATGGTTAACTAATAACGGATTTAAGTCCAATGATGCGTATCATTTTAAAGCGGATGCTCATGAAAAATGGGCAGAATTCCTTTTTCCTTACTTGACACGATTATTATAATATGCTAATATTACTGCATGAGATATCTAATTGTAGACACTGCAAACACATTCTTTCGCGCCCGTCATTCAGCTCACCGTCAATCGGACACTTGGGATAAGCTAGGGTTCGCTATCCATGTTACCCTTGGTTCGGTTAATAAGGCTTGGCGGGATCAGAAAGCCGATCATGTGGTATTCTGTTTGGAAGGACGAAGCTGGCGAAAAGATTATTACGAGCCGTACAAGAAGAATCGTGCTGTTGCTCGTGCGGCCCTCACTGAAAGCGAGCAGGAAGAGGACCGGCTATTTTGGGAAGCGTTTGATAACCTTAAAACGTTCCTCGCAGAAAAGACTAATTGCACAGTTCTTCAACATCCAGAGCTTGAAGCAGATGATCTTATTGCCGGCTTTATACAAGCCCACCCCAATGACAACCATGTTATCATATCCTCAGACACTGACTTCTACCAGCTATTAGCGACGAATGTACAGCAATATAACGGTGTTGCCGACGAACTCCACACGCTAGCGGGTATCCTTGACAAAAAAGGCAAACTGGTAATTGATAAAAAGACCAAAGAACCCAAAGTCATACCTGATCCGCAATGGATACTCTTTGAAAAATGTATGCGAGGAGATCCAACAGATAATATCTTTTCCGCCTACCCGGGGGTTAGGACCAAGGGCTCCAAAAACAAAATTGGTCTCACTGAAGCTTTTGCTGACCAACATAAAAAAGGATATGCTTGGAACAATCTCATGCTTCAACGATGGACAGACCACAACGGTGTGGAACATCGTGTGCTAGATGATTACGAACGCAATAGAGTGTTAGTGGATCTCACTGCACAGCCAGAAGATATCAAGAACAAAATTAACGAAACAATTAGTACAGGTGCAGTTAAAAGAAGCAGACCAATGGTAGGTGCCCAGTTCTTGAAGTTCTGTGGCAAGTATGAATTGAACAAGTGTAGTGAGAGTGCCGACAGTTTTGGACGATGGATGAACGAAACTTATAAAGGAGTACTCAATGTCTAAAGAGATACTGCTAGCAATGGTAAGTGTCGCCTTTATAATTGTATGTGTGTTGTTTTTT